TCTTTTGCTGGTTTAATTTCCACAACTAATGTTCTAGTATTATTATTTTTGTCTTTATATTTTACAAAAAAGTCAGGAAAATATCTATGAACTTTATTATCTAATGGTGAACGGTAGGGAATCCAAAATTCTTCACTTTTCCATTCGTTTACACTTTCAGACAAATCACAATATTGCATAAACTTCAATTCATAAGAAGATCTATACACAACATTTGTGGGATCTCCACCATATTTTTGTGGGTGTTTTGGTTTAAACTTTCCCTGTTTATAATTTTTACTCGTCCTATCAGACATACATAGTATAGGCACTTACTGTATTTATAGATGGCTGGAAATCCATACAATATAGGACCTTTACATAAAACTATAAATGATACTCAACGACTTATTGGGGATTTATCTCTAACAAGTCAATTTAAAGTATCATTGCTTTTGGGTTCAGGAACTGGATTTATTAAAACAGCAAAAAAACAAAGAACAGTAGAAAATCATTTAGCAGATTGTGGATTATTAAGTAATAGCAATGAAAAATATGATTTTATGTGTGCGGAAGCAGTTCTTCCTGGTTCTACATTTGACATGGCAGAAGAATCTGGAAGTCGTCAAGGTATAATTGAAAGATTTCCAACTCGTAGAATTTATAGTGATTTTAACTTAACTTTTTATGTTGATAGTAATTATGATTTAATTCGTTTGTTTGAAGAATGGATGAATTTTATAGATCCACTTCATAGTCAAAATGAAGTATATCAAGGCAGTACAGTTGGACAAAACAGAGGATCATATTTAGATAGTCAAGATTTTTATAGATTTAAATATCCAAATACATATAAAAAACTTATTGCAATATCAAAATTTGAAAGAGATTTTGTTTATCAAAATTCCTCAAAACAAAGCAAAAGTTTAAGAGATCAAACTACTTTGACTTATCAGTTTATTGATGCATTTCCAACAAATCTCACTGCACTTCCATTATCTTATGAGGGAAGTACCATCACTAAAACTACTGTTAATTTTAGTTATTCAAGATATGTTGTAATGAAACATAAAGGGAAAGGAATTCTTAATAAAACTGGAAATATAACAGAACAGATGAATCAAGCACAATCTCCTACTACTGATGATATGGGTGCTAATTATTCAGATGATGCTGCTGCAAATTATGTTCAACAATATTTCCCTGGATATACTCAACCACCACCTCCTAACGTAGATCAAGGTTCGTTCTTGAATCTTGGAAAATTTGGATCGGAAGTTTCTAGACAGGATATATAATTATAACTGAATTTCTATAGGTCATTATGCCTTTACCAAAAATTGCTACACCAACATATGAGTTGACTTTACCATCATCTGGAAAATCAATTAAATATCGTCCATTTTTAGTCAAAGAAGAAAAGATACTTATTCTTGCACTTGAAAGTCAAGATATTAAACAAATTACAACTGCAATCAAGCAAGTATTAAAAGAATGTATTTTAACGAAAGGAATTAAGGTAGAAGAACTACCTACTTTTGATATTGAATATATTTTCTTAAATGTTCGTGGAAAATCAGTTGGAGAAGCAATTGATTTGATTATAACTTGTGCTGATGATGGGGAAACAGAAGTTTCGGTTAAAGTTTTTATTGATGAAATTAAAGTACAAAGAGATCCCGAGCATTCGCAGGAAATCAAACTTGATGATAATTTACTATTGAAAATGAAGTATCCTTCATTAAATGAATTCATTAAGAATAATTTTGATTTTAGTAGTGAAGATGCTTCTACGATTGAAAAGTCTTTTGATATTATTAGTTCTTGCATTGATATGGTTTATAGTGCAGAAGAAAGTTGGTCTGCTGCTGATTGCACAAAGAAAGAACTTAATGATTGGATTGAAACTTTAACGTCTAACCAATTCCAAGAAATTGAAAAGTTCTTTAATACAATGCCAAAACTTGCTCATACTTTTAAAGTTAAAAATCCAAAAACTGGTGTTGAAAGTGATGTGACGTTGGAGGGTTTAACCAGTTTTTTCGGCTAATTATGGCACATATGGATCTTGAAGCATATTTTAAGATCAATTTTGCCTTAATGCAGCATCATAAATATTCTTTGACTGAGATTGAAAATATGATGCCCTGGGAAAGGGACATTTATCTGGAATTGTTGAAACAATTTGTAGAAGAAGAAAACCTTAGAATAAAACAACAACAGAATGGTTAAAGGATCACCAGGTTTGCAATCATATAAAGGTTTTGGGGTTTCAACCTTAGGTTCAATTCCCAGTGGAACTTTTTATCGTGGTGAAAAACCTTCTGATTATTCAGCAAGAATGCTAAAAGAAAAAGGAGATCCATTAGCACAATTTAGTGGAATAAATCCAGAAAGTATTACAGGAAAACAAAAACCATCAAAAGAAAAGGCACTTAAATTTGTTTCTGGTGGTTCTCCTTTGGGATCTTCTGTTGTTTCTAATGCAGCAAATAAAATTGTAGGATTTAATAGAGAAAAAGTATCACCAAAACAGACAAATTTCAAATCATTAATTGAGACATTAACCAGTAATATTTTCAATAATATTAGTTCAGTACAAAATGTTTTTAATAATAAAATAGAGAAAAAAGAAAAGGGAATGTCATTTTTCTCTGGAATTTTTGATAAGGTAAAAGAAGCACTTGGATTTGTAAGATTTTTTGGTGAAAAGAAAAATTTAAATAAAATTAAAGATAGTTTAAATAATCTAAAAGATACTTTTAGTGAAACATTTGAAGTTGCAAAAGCATTAAGAAAGGCAATAGTTAAAATCTTCAAAGAATTATCAGGAATTGATACTTCAGGTGGAGGTAAAGGTGGTGGATTGATAGGTGGAATATTATCTGCAATTGGTGGATTACTTGGTGGTCTTATTCCTGGAAGAAAAGGCATAAGAGGATTAGAAGGAGCAAAAGGTGCAAGAGCATTAGAAGGAGAAGGAAATATATTTTCAAAAATTCCTAAAATGATGAAAGGTGGTGGTGGAGGAATTGGAAAATTGCTTTTGGGTGGAGGATTAGCAGCAGGAGGAATGGCTTTAAGTGGTCTTTCTGCTGGTCCTGGTGATACTGAATTTCAACCAGGTGAAACTCCAACAGAAGTTCCTGGTGATCTTTTAGATAAATTTAATTCAATTCTTGATAGATTTGATAAAGTCCTTGATGGTTTGATGAAAGGGGGAAAAGGACCAAAAGGTCCAAGTTCTGGAGCAACATCTTCTGGTGGTGCTCCTGCTTCTTCTGCTCCTCCTCTAAGTCCTGGTCCTGGTCCTATGGCAGATCCTTATGATATTCCAAATCTTAAAATAAAACCAGGATCTATTGGAAATTTAGATCAATTTAAAAAAACACTTAAAGGAACTCCAATGGAGGCAGAGGCAGAAGCAATTTATAATACTGCTTTGGTAGAAGGTATAAATCCAGCATTTGTTGCTGGACTTGCTGGGGCAGAATCTAGTTTTGGTTCAAAAGGAAAGGCTGTAGGTAGGAATAATCCTTTTAATTATGGAGTTTATGCCAACCAGACATATTCATCATATGCGGAAGCAACAAAAGCATTAGCAAGAGGATTAAGAGATCCAAAAGGATATTATTATGGAGAAGGAAGAAAAGATATTCCATCAATTTTGAAAAAATATGCTCCATCTTCAGATGGAAATAATAATTCTGTAGAATTAAGAAATATTATGAGTATTGGTGGAGGAACGGGAGGAGATCCAAATGCTGTTTTTATACCAAGAGGAGCAAAAGGAGGGACAATTGTACCAGTGCCGACAAGAACATCAACACAGGCACAAGCACTTGCAGTTCAAAGAAAACAAGGACAAGGAAATGTAAATGTAATATCTATTCCTGGGCAACAAGAAGCATCAGCACAATCAAGTGGTAGTCAATTGTCTGCACCACCATCACCACCAAAAAATGGTCCAACAATGCCATTTTTATTGGCAGCAAATACAGACAATTTCTTAAATCTTTATTCAAGAATGGTTTATAATATCATCGACGGATAATGGAAAATAAACTTTTTTCTCCTGTTCTTTTAGCAGCAAATAATATTGTAAAAACCAAACGTCCTTTGACTAGAACTTCAAGGGATTATAATGATTTTGTTGACTGGTTAGATACAAGCAACAAAGAACTCAAAAAAGTAAAACTACCAACCAAGAAAAAAGTAGAAGCACTTGCTTCTAGTCTTAGTTTTGATATTGCTGCTTCTGGTGGAGGTGGAGGTATAGATCTACTTGGTAGTTTACTTGGTGGTGTAGGTGCTCTTGGTGCTGGACTTGGATTGAGAGGTTTATTTAAAGGAAAAAAAGTTAAT